GCGCTGCTACAGCAGGCTGGGGAACCGTCATAGCCGGGGAGGGTAGCCCGTCAGGCGCGGGGAGAACACACGCGGCGGCACCTGGGCGCCCACGGGCGTGATCGCAGTCCCCAGGGAGATGGTGATGGTCTCATGCCCCTCGGCTCCGATGATCTGCCCCACAAACCGGCTCACCTCGATCTCACTGCCTGGCGGAGCGGTTGCGGTCGGGGCCTGATCCAGCTCCAGCAGCCGCACCTCTGCGAGCCACTGGGGCGGGGCTAGAGCGTCCTCGATCACCGCAGCGACATCGGTGACGCCTGGCAGGCTCAGCCGCATGGTGGCCTGATCGGCGCCGCTGGCCACGTTGAACCCCTTCGCATCGAACGGCAGGTAGGCCCACCCGCCAGACAGGGTGATGCCTGGGTAGAAGTTCTGCCATCGCTTGTGAGTGGTGGCCCCCTCGTACAGGCGCAGGGTCAGCCGACGGGCGTAGCTCATCCCACCCCCAGCGCCGCACGGGTCGAGGGCTGGGCGAGCTCGCCGCGGAGCTGGTCCACCGCCTGGCGCACCATGGCGGCGGCATCATCGAGGCTGACCCACCTTGAGCCGTCGGCCTGCTGCATCACGGGGCCGGTCTGGATGTTCACCACAGGCCGGCCGCCGCCAGGGGCTGAGCCATTCAGGACGGCAAGACCACGAGCCCCGCCCAGATAGGCGGCAGAGGCGGAGGCCATTCTGCTGGAGGGGATCACGTACTCCGGCTGGCCACCCTCGCCAACCTGGGCGATCGTCGGGCCGGTGACGTAGGCGCCGGTCGCAAAGCGGGGGATGTTGACATTTGGTAGAGGCGTAATATCTGGGCCAGGCAAACGATTAAATGTTGCTATTGCCCTATTAATTTCATTGGTTACAGATTGAAGCGAGCCAAAAATACTGCTAATAAAACCGTTAAAAGTGCTTTTTATTGAATTAACAACATTGTTCCATAAATTAGGGAGAAAGTTTGCGACACTAACCATTGCGCTTTTTAATCCGTTTGTTAGTTGAGTCCAGGCGTTAGATATTGGCATTGTTACGTTTTTCGTGAAAAAGATTGAGATTTGACTCCAAGTTTTCTTTAACCAATCCCAAGCCGCCGTAACCGGTTCCCTTAGTACAGTATTCCATAAATCAATCCACGGCTGTACGTAAACAGTATGTAAGATTTCCATTACAGCTTTTAACACCGCATCAAAAGCCGTTTTCATGTATTCCATAAAACTAAAAATAGGATCCTTAATATCTTCCCATATATTGATGAAAGGCTGAATAAAAATTTGCCAGGCAATAGCGTATAAAGCCGTAAATGCTGTAGTTGCAACATCCGATAACCATTTCCATAGCGCAGTAATCGGCTCTTTTAGCGTATTATTCCAAATGTTTACAAATGGATCAACAAAAACAGATTTAATGGCAAACAGTAAACCCTTGACTCCGTTAGCAACCTCTTGCCCTAACCAACTCAAAAAACCGATTATAGGTTCTTTAAAAACAGCAACCAACCCTATAACAGCAACAGAAGCAAGCGCAATCCATCCCGCTGGCCCCGAGAAAAAAGCAGCCATAGCAGGAACAAATGTAGAGCCAACCCAGGCCAGCAATCCGCCAAGAGCGGCTTTAATGCTAACCACAATGCCAACCACAATGCTACTGCCAACAAGCTTTGCTATCCCACCGTGCAGCAGAGCAAACGCCTTGGCGGTGTTGATGATGATGCCCATCAGGGGCCCCCAGGCGATCGCGATCGCAGCGCCGTAGCCGATGGCCGCCTGCATCCCAGGATCCAGTCGGTTGAACGCATCGATCATGCCGATCAGGTTGTTGGTCACCACCTCCAGCGAGGGCATAAGGGCCACCGCCAACTTGCCGCCCAGGGCGCCTACACGCATTTGGAGCGTCTCCATCGCGTCGCTCAGCTGATCACTGGCGCGGGCTTGCGCCGTGCTCATCCCCTTGAGCCTGCTGATCGCCTCCCCGCCCTCATTGAGCATCGGGATCAGCTGGGCACCGCCGCGGCCGAACAGCTGCTGCGCCAGGGCCGCCTTATCCACGCCATCGGCCATGGTCTGGAACCTGTTTGCCACGTCGATCAGCACATCGCCGCTGCTCCGCAGCTGCCCCCTCGAATCGCGGACGGCAATCCCCAGCTCTCGGTAGGCGTTCGCGGCCTTGCTGGTGTTGAGGCCCTCCATATCCTCGCCGCCGGCTGGGCCGCCCTTCAACGCCTCGATCCTGGCCAGGGCCTGCGCCTTCAGTCCTTCGATGGTGGCGTCGGTTTCCGCCTTGATGCCAGATTTGCGCTGGTCAACAGAGGCCCGGATCTCCCGCTCCTCCTGGCTCCGCCGGTCGTCGATCGCGTCCTGCTGCTGCTGGCGCTGATCCCTGAGTGACCGCTGCAGCTCTCGCGACCGCAGCGCATAGGCGTCGCGAATCTGCCCGGCCGCCCGCTCCTCCTGATCCCGCAAGCCGTCCAGCAGGTTTTGCCGTGCCTCATCTGCCAGGGTCCGGTCTGCCGTGATCGCCCGCCGCTGAGCATCGAACCGCCGTTGCGCCGCCCGTGTCTCGGCGTTTTCCTGTGCCTGAAGCTGGCGCTCCTGTTCACCCTGCAGGTCGTCGGCTCGATCGCTCAGCAGCTGCTCCTCACGTCGGTAGCGGCGCCCCAGCGCCTTCAGTCGGGCCTCGCTCTCGCGGTCCAACACCGCCAGCCTGGCGTCCGCCTGCTCACGCACGAGCTGGGTTTGAGCGCGTTCTCCGCGCTGGACTGCATCCACCGCCCGCCGCTGAGCATCCTCCTGACGATCGGCCAATGCCTTGGATCCATCACCGGCGGCCACCATGCTGCGGCTCATCCGCTGCAGCGCCATGGCGACCGTCCCGATGTCGGTGCCGCCAAGCCTGGCCGCCTGGCTGAGCTGGCTCAGCCGCTCAACGCTGACCCCCGTCCGCTGGCTCAGTTCCAACAGCCGGTCGCCAGTCTCAATAGACCGTTGCGCCAGGGCCACCAGGCCCGCCCCGCTGAGCAGCGGCACCAAGGACAGCATGGAGCCCGCCAGGCCGCCGGCTGAGCTGGCGATCCCCTCCAGCGCCCGCGTGGTGTTGGCGCCAGAGCGCTGCAGGTTGCCCAGCGATCTGGCAACCCCCTCGATGGCCTCCTTGCCCTCCGCCTTGGCGATGATCCGCAGCAGGGCCGACATCTCAGCCATTACGGTCAGCCTCCAGGATCGTGGTCTCGATCACCCGTAAATCCTCCAACAGCTGGCGCGGATCGTCTGCTGGGTACAGGCTAAACAGCCACTCCAGCACCCGGTAGTCGAGGCCCTCGCGGCCGTTCAGGCCGATTCGCCATTGCGTCTCCATCCGCAGGAACATCAGCAGGGCCGGCCAGTTCTCCGGCCATACCCAGCAGTCTTGATCGGCTAGCAGTTCGGCTGGCAGCTCAATGCCATGCGCCGCAGCATCATCCGCCAGCTTGTTGCGGCCGCCGCTTAGCCAATGCCTCGCGGCCTCTTGGAGGTTGGCTTTTTTGCGGCACTGCCCTGCAGGCTGGCTGACCATGCATTAATCACTGCAGCAGCCACGGTTTCAACCTCAAGCACCCGCTCCTTAGTTGCTGGCGTACAAGGTATTTCGTTACCATCATCATCAAGAATATTGTCCCATCCTATTAAGATTTCTCCAGCAATAAACTTAGGCGTCAAAACTGCCAGCTCTTCGTCAAGCTCAATCCCAGCCTTCAGTTCTTCGGCCCTTCTAGTGTACGCCTGCGTAAGATACTCAACTCGCTCCTGGCCAAGCCTGGCAAAATGACCGTCGAAACTTTGCTTCTCCCAAGCACCGCCATCGGTTGGCACTTCAAACTCAACCGGCCACTTGTAATAGGGCTTCTTGTCTAGCTTGAATGCCATGGTTGTGTTGAGGGTAAAGGCAGTCTAGGTGCTCCAGGCCTGGCGGAACCAGCCGCTATCAGGTGGGGCGATGATCAGTGGCAGAGGGGAGAGTGCTGATATGGATTGCCCGAAGTCAATGTACAAAAATGGCTTAGCCCCTGTGGTTCCGTTTGCATAGATCAAGGCGTGCCTTGCGGTTAGCGTTGTCCCCGATGAAGGATACCAAAGTATGGGGTTGCTTTTGAAAGCTATGCCAGTGGTGTTGTATGAGGCAAAGGTTACAGCGTCAACAGTTTTCGCGTTTTGCGTATAGCCTGCTCCTGTCGCGACTTGTGTAGCGCCAGTCTCTGCTGCTGATTTGGTGGTGTGGGTTCCGTTGAATGTGAAGCTTGTGTATAAATTAACCCTGAAATCTGGCGTAGCAGATGACCGCCAGGTGCCAGCCCACGCTTCAGCTATGACGTGATCGTATCGATAGGCGGTAAAGACTGTCATGTGAACACCAGTGTCAGTTCATCATTCCCTGCCGTGCTTGGGACCAGCCCTACAGGGACGTCTATCATCGTAATGTTGTCCATGTCCGTATAAGTGGGTGCCCCAAAGTTGCAGCGTGCGGTTACTGCGCAGCTGCCGCCAGCGCTGTCAGCATGGCTAAAGCTAACCGTGCCGATAGCGCTAGTGGTTGCAGCCGTGAAAGTGTTGTAGGCTGACAGGGATGGTGATTCAATCACGATCTTGCCGTTAGCCTGGCGGTCGTTAATTCGCACTTGCTTAGTACAACCAACCAGCTCCCTGTAGTTGATGCTGTTGTTCAGGTTAAAATCAAACTCGCTTAAACAAGCTCCGTTCCAGCTATTGATAAGCAGATTGGTAGTGTTTGCGTTGTTGACATGTAACGGGTCAACATGATTTCCGAACGTTGCGGACGGCAGCGCTGTATCCGTTGGCGCTGCATAAATGCCGGTCATGTTAAACATGACGCGAAAGAACTCGCCCACCTTGCCCATAAGCTGAGCCGAGCCTCTACAGCCTGTTGCTAGGTGTTTTTGTCCGTCCATTCGTACATCCATGGTTAGACCGGCGATGTCGGCATTATCTGTTTTCAGGTTATACGTGACACTGGTACTTGCTACCACAGTCTCACCAAACCCACAAGCTTGCAGCAACCTGCCCCATTTAGGCGCCGTGCCGGCTACACCACTACCAGCAACATCAACCGAGAAGCTGAACTGTACTTTTTGGTTGATCAGGAACTTGCGCCGCGTGCCGAAGTGCGGCTGGATCGTGCTGCGCTCCAACTCGTCCGCATCGAGTGGAGTGATCTGCAGATCATCGTTCACCATGATTGCAGCCGTGCCGCCAGGGTTGGCACTGGTCCCGTAGGGGCTTTCGATGGCTGCCAGGAGCAGCCGTTTGCTGTACTGTCCCATTCCGCTCTAGGTGTGTTGGTATCAGGCTAGGGATTCTGGGGCTGTTCGATATTGAACAATCCAGTCCTGAACCACCCAGCAGCTGGTCAGATCACCTTTCTCCACTTGCCAATCAGTTGGCCCTGGCGTGATGTCCACAGCCAGCCCACCGATGGTGCGGTCGGCCATCAGGGTGGCGTGGATGGCCGCCAGGATCGGATCTGCCAGTCGATCTGGGATTGCCCCCCTGGTGTTCACCGCAACCTGAATGGTCAGGGTGTTGTCGACCCGGCAGGTGCTGACCTGGGGAGTTGACGGGACGTTGCGGGCTGACACCGTGACCGTTGCCGGAGTCTCAGCCCGAGAGATCGCCTCAGCGCGGCTGCGCCAGTGGCTCGCGCCTGGCACGGTGGCCACCGTGGCGGCTACGGCGGCGACGATTTGTTCGCGCTTGGTGTAGGTCATTCAGGGCTGTACGGAGTCCCGTCTTGGTTGAATTGCGGTAAAATCGGGCCGACGAAATAGGGGCCAACCATCAAATCTTGGCAAACCCTGGTAGCAGCCTCTATGGCCGCTTGCTGAACGACCATTTGAGCGGTGACAGTTGTGCTAAGTCTTGCCGATTCAGCAATCGATGTAGCAGTGATTCCGGGAACCAGGTTTTCGGGGATTGTGATTGTGAAGTTCATTTGATTGAGGATTGAGTTAATTAGCGATAACAGTCCATTGGGAGCCATTACAAAAGACCTTGGCAATGGCAGACCCACCGCCAACAACGGCTGATCCAATCGTTGGTGAGCTCGCATCGCTGACCACGGCTTCCGCACGCCTCAGTGTGGCGCTGGCTGCTGGTAGCTGAGCAACGGTGATCTCACGGCCAAACTGGAAGAACCCCCGCAGATTACAAACAACGACATTACCAGCGACGCCAGTTCCATACCCTATTCCACCGTTTATCGTTACGACCCCACCATTGGCGGTGTTTGTGGCGTTAGTGAAGGCATCCCCGCCGAGCAGGGCGAGCGGGGATCCTGTTGCGTTAGTTGGTGTTGCAGTTGGAGCAGTTCCTCTAGCTAGTGCCCGCAATTCCAAGCCAGAATTCTGCTCATCCTGGCCACCCCGGCTACCGCCTTCAATGATTTGATTAGTAACACCAGCGCCACCCTGGCGACGCATGACCAGCGTGTAAGCTGTTAATGAGCTTTCATTATTAGACGTAAAGAGTGGAGCGTTTGTCGATGTTGACGTGACATACGGAACGGAAACAGCGTTCATACCTGTAAAGGCAAAAACAGACGTGCTGTTTAGGCAGACTATGCGGGGATCATTGCCGCTACCTTGCTTGTCAAAATAAAAATCGCCCCGGCCGCCTGTGATGTTGATATGTGTTCGGTTGTTTGCCAGATCAATGCCAAATCTCAGCGATCCATTCTGGTGAACCGCAATAGGCCATCCAGTAAACCCTGACGGGCAGTTAATGCCAAGCGCACTACCAGCAGTTGACCAGCCGTTGCTTGTAGTTCCCGCAGGCTCAATCAGAACCGCAGGCTTAGTAGTAGTGCTCGTTCCCCCGCTAGATGAAAAGGCTCCCGACAGCAAAAGCGCCGAGGAGCTCAGCGCATTGGCAACCGTAGATGTAAATCTGGCGCCTAGGGTTAAGTTCCCAGATCCATCCACAGAGCTACCGGTTACAGCGCCAAATGTGGTGGAGTTGAGGCGATACTGCAGCTCGGTAGTAGTACCGCCAGGCGATCCGCCGCCACTGCCGCCCGGCAGGTTGGTCAGCTGGGAACCGTCAACGGCTGGGAGGCGTGCGCTGCCGTCCAGGGCCACCACGTTCCCCGCTGCCGTGCCCGTGTTCAGGGCCGCAGCGGTCCCCAGGGTTGGGCGTCCAGACAGATCTGTGTAAACGCCGCTGGTGGCCACACTGGCGAGGCCTGTGATGGTGCTGGCTGACTGGTTGTGGCTGGCCGTGGCGTAGGCAGTGGCATCCGTGGTTGCCGCCGTCCCCAGCTCCAGCACCGTGCGACCTGCCGCTGGGCTTGCAGCCCCCGCCAGGGATCGCCCCGTGGCCCCACTGATCGACTGCCACCATGCCGCCGCCGCCTGCCAGACGCGCTCC